AATGGAGTATTGGCTAAAACTTTTAGTAGTGTTACTGGTGAAATGACTCCATATACTTCTTCTTATGGATCAAATGTTAATAATGATTTAAACTTCGGACAAAAACCCTTCAAGTATGCACCACCAGATGGTTTCCAACCACTGAATGCTGCTAATGTAAAACCAGAGACTGTGATTGTCCGTCCTGATCAGTTTGTTGGTATTACTACTTGGAAGGGAAATGGTGCTACAGGATTAAGAACTATAAATGCAGATTTTAAATTCAAACCAGATTTTGTATGGGAAAAAGTAAGAACTGGAACTGATTCTCATATTTTATATGATTCTGTTCGTGGTTATGGTGCAAGTAAAGCATTAAAAAGTAATTCAAATGTTGCTGAAGGTGAAAATGATAATTCAACATATGGGTATGTAAATAGTGTTTTTAATGGTGGTATAGAAATTTATGGAGGAAGTTCTGCAGCTTCAGATAGTTTTACTAATGAAAATAATCAAGACATGGTTGCATGGTCCTGGAAGGCTGGTGGAAACTCAAACACCTTTAATGTAGATGATGTAGGTTATGCAACTGCCTCTGCTGCTGGATTAACTGCTGGAACCATTACTCCTTCTGGTGCTTCTGTGAATACTAAGAGTGGGTTTAGTATTATTAAATATAGTCACACTATAAATTCTCCCCAAGCTATTGCTCACGGACTCACAAAAGCTCCTGAATTTATTATAGCAAAGTTTCTTGATGGAACTGCCAACTGGAATGTTTACCACGCTTCTGGTAGTGGTGCTGGTGGGGGCCCACAGACAGGAAGATTGATTTTGAATTCTACGAATGCTTATAGTGATGAAGTAGATGTATGGAACGATACTGCGCCAACAAATCAAGTTTGGACAGTAGGTGGTTCAACTTGGCAAGGTAGTGGAAATCATATTACTTACTTGTGGCATAGTGTTCCCGGTTTCAGTAAATTTGGCAGTTATACTCATAACAATAGTGCAGATGGTCCATTTATTGAGTTGGGATTTAAACCGGCACTAATTCTTATTAAAAAATATAATGTAACAGGTAGAAGTTGGGTATTTATTGATAGTGAAAGAGATAAATTTAATGTTGCAAAATACAATCTGTGGCCAAATCTTACGAATGGGGATGCAACAACTTATGATGTTTTAGACATTCTCTCAAATGGATTTAAAGTTCGCACAAATACTAATGGATGGGTTGGGGAGAGCACTGACCAATATATCTACGCAGCATGGGCAGAAGCACCAACATTCAACTTGTATGGTGGACAATCTAATGCTAGGTAGGGACACCCCATAAACCGTCCACAGACCCTCCAAGAGAAACCTTGGAGGGTCTTTTTATAAATAAGTAAAAAAGTACTTGGCATAATGACTAGAGCAGTAACGCTTGCCAATTTAGCGGACACTAATATTTTTACCGTTGATGGTACTAATGATCGAGTGGGTATTGGTAGTACAATTCCATCAACTAAATTAGATGTTGACGGTACTGTAACTGCAACATCATTTGAAGGTGATGGATCTAACTTAACTGGAGTATCTGGTTTTGCTACTGCTCTCAGTACAACACAATCTTCTCCACTGTTTAGTATATTCAAAACACAAGAAACTTTGAATATTGCTGCAGGAACATCCATTTCTGTAGAATCTGATGATTCTGCAGGAAATCGTGCATTTATGAGAGAAGGAATTGTTCATGTTGGATCTGGAGCAACATTCCATGTGGGTTCTGCCACTACTTTACATACGAATGTGCTCAGCATTTTTTGATAAATAAATCATAGCAAAAGGAATCTAGAAACCAATGTCTGAAATTAGGGTAGATAAACTAAAGGGTGAAGACGGTTCTTCTACAGTAGAATTTACCACTGGTGCGACAATCCCTAGTGGAAAGACTGTAAGTGGTGCTGGAGGACTCAATATCAGTGGGTCATATAACAATATTACAGGTGTTGCCGCAACATTTACTGGTGATGTCATTGTTGGTGGAACACTGAGTTATGAAGATGTCACTAACATTGATGCAGTTGGTATTATTACTGCACAAGCAGGTATTGATGTAACTGGAATCATCACAGCAAGAGCAGGATCTGCTGTTACATTCCGTGGTGGCGTTGATGTTCTAGATGCAGCAGAAACAGTCAGTGTTGGTGCAACATCTCACGTTGTAGGAGATACAATCACACTTGAACTTGATTGTGCAAACGGAACGGTCTTTACTCATGATGGTGACAATGGACAGGTTGGAATCCTTTCCATTACAAACTTCCCCGCAACTAAGAATTCATTCCATACAGTTACTCTGATCCACACTCAGACAGGAACAACTCCTTCTGGTGTAGGTAACACAACAGCAGCAACTGGTATTGGAACACAGATTACTCTCACTCCAAGAGGAGTAACTGGATTTACAACCGCAGCACAAGTTGGATCTGGAACATCAATTACATGTTCTACAACTGCTGGAGATGTTGACATTATCACCTTTGGTATTCACTACAATGGTGGAACCAATACAGACGCAAATAATTACAAAACATTTGGCACCAAGAATGGTGACTTCCGTTTACCATGATAAGAGGTAATCAATAATGGGCATTTTTAACGAATTTCATAAAAAAGAAAAACCAGTTTTTACTGGTATTGCTAGAGGTATAGGTGGATTTGCATTTGGTCAAACTGCTGGTCTTGTCTCATCTTCTGTTGGTAACATGGAGGCATCTGGTGGCATCATTTTTGAATATAATGATAGTGGAACACTATACAGATCCCATACTTTTAATGCACCTGGAACATTTTCATTAACAAATAATCCGGAGTCACTTACTATTGATTTCCTCCTCGTCGGTGGTGGCGGAGGTGGTGGTGGTGGTAATGGTAACTATGGTGCAGGAGGCGGTGGTGCTGGTGGTGCAGTAGTTGTCACAAATTATGCGATTGGATCGGGTCCAACTGATTTTACGATTGCAATTGGTGCTGGTGGTTTTGGTGGTGTTGGTGGTGGTAGCCAAAATAATTCTGGAAAAGGATCAACAGGTGGTGATACTACTTTCACAAATCCATCACCTGAAGTTATTACAGCAAAAGGTGGTGGTGGAGGTGGAACAGGAAACAGTCCTCCAGCCACTCCATTAACAGCCACTGCTGCATCTGCTGGACAAGCAGGTGGATGTGGTGGTGGGGGTGGATCATACGGTGCTCCACCCCCAATTCCATATGGACAACCTGGTCCAACAATTCAAGGACCAAATCAACCAACATCCATTTCAAGTGGAACTCTAGTTAATCATGCATTTGCTGGTGGACAAGGTGAAAGAGGTTCTAATGGTGCAAATGGTGGCGGTGGCGGTGGCACCGGTGGTGCTGGATCTGATGCACCATATCCAGGACCCCCACCAGGACAACCAGGTGGAAATGGTGGAAATGGATTAGCAAATGTCTTTAGATATGGACCAGGAACACCAGTAACTTATGCTGGTGGCGGTGGTGCAGGTGGTGCAGGTGCCGGTGGTACTGGTGGTACTGGTGGAACTCCAACCGCAGGTAATGGAGCCACTCAAGGATCCGATCCTGGTACTGGTGCCGGTAGCCAAATGCAAGGTCAAGCAAACACCGGAAGTGGAGGTGGAGGTGGTGCTGATGCAACACCTAATTATATTAATGGTGGTAGTGGTGGATCTGGTGTTTCTGTTATTAGATATCAACTCGGAACTTTGCTTACGGCAAAAGCAACTGGAGGAAATGTTGAAACAATTCCTTCTGGACCATACATTATGCACAGTTTTACTGAACCAGGTCCTGCAACTTTTGAAAATACTTCTGGATCTTCATTAACAGTAACCTATCTCATGGTAGGTGGTGGAGGTGGTGGAGGTCGTGATGATAATGCTAACCCATCATATGGTGGTGGTGGCGGTGGTGCTGGCACGGTCCATTATGGTTCATTTACAATTCCAACTGGATCTTCAGTCCCTGTTAGTGTTGGTAAAGGTGGTTTTGGAGAAGGGTATAATGGTGGTGGTCAAGGTACATCAGGAACTGAATCTACTCTAACTCAACCTTGGGGACCAACAACAATTACCTCTCCTGGTGGTGGAGGAGGTGGTGAAGGTGCTGGTGGTGCTGGTGGATCAAGTGGAGGTGGAGGTGGAGGTGTTCCAAGAACAGCTGGAAGTGCAAATGGGGATCCTGCACCTGGAACTCCTGATGCAACATCTCCATCAGCTGGATTTGGAAGATCTGGTGGTAACACTAATGGTGGTGATGGTGGTGGTGGTGGAGGTGCTGCTAATAATGGTGGAACTGGTGGTGGTAATACCAACAGTTCTGGTGCAGGCGGTAATGGATTTGGTGTAAGTTGGTTGCCACCATATTATGGAACTCCTGGACCTAATGGAAATACTAGATACTTTGCTGGTGGTGGTGGAGGTGGAACTCACAACGGACCTGTAACCTATCCAAACACTAACGGTCAAGGTGGATATGGTGGTGGTGGTACTGGTGGAATAACTCCTAGTTCTGTTCAGCATGGACAACCTGGACTTTCTGGTGTTTCCAACACCGGTGGAGGTGGAGGTGGAGCAGGTAATGCTGCCAATGCCAGCAGTAATGTTGGACCTCTTGGAGCCAATGCTGGTGGAAATGGAGGATCTGGTATAATAGTCTTTAGATATGATGCATAAAAAACATGTTAGATTCGTCATTTATTGTTGAAAATCCTGAAGCACTAAGTAAGGAAAATTGTGAGAAAATTATTGATTTCTTTGAATCAAGTCCTCAATATCAACAAAGAGGACAACATGCTGGTAATTCGGGTTCTATAAGTGACAGTGTAAAAGTGAGCACTGACATGTACTTGAATTTTAATCTTGATGATGCAAAAAAAGGAGAAGAAAAAATCAATCTTGATCTTCTTGGAGCAGTTTGTGATACTTCCTCTATTTTTAAGATGAGGTATCCACAAACTGCAAATTTGGAACAATGGCAAATTAGAGCAGGATATAATCTTCAAAAATATGAACCGATGCAGGGTTACTATAAGGAACACTGTGAAAATGAAAGTTACTCTTGCCCAAGAGTTTTGGTTTGGATGGTATATTTAAATGATGTAGATGATGGAGGAACACATTTCCCTTATCAAAATATGACTGTTAAAGCAGAACAAGGAAAATGTGTAGTATGGCCTGCATATTTTACGCACATGCATTATGGTCAGGTGAGTTTTACTAAAACAAAATACATAGCAACAGGTTGGTTTGTTTATTCTGCTGGACTCACACCGTAGACACCCCATAAACCGTCCATAAGACCCCTCAGAGACATCTGAGGGGTCTTATAGTATGTGCATACAACACACAGGGGGTATGACTGCCACTCACAAGTTAATCTTCGTTGCATCGTTCTTCTGGTTAATGCACTGGGGAACTCGTGTGACTGCACTACTACTTGACAAATTCTAAAAACCCTGTAGAATACCTTTGTGGAGGTTGATCAAACCATGACTATTACTAAAGCCAAGAAAACTGAATTCATCTGCGTTCGTCCTAAAACTTCCAAGGCAAAGAATCGTTTTGCCAATCAAATGGATCTCTTGCACTCTTGTCGTGTAGAGAAACGTGAGGGTAACAAAGTGTTTCTTGCATCTATCAGTGGTAAATACTTCTTTTGGATGAATGAATCAGCAGACGACCATTGGGAGATTATCAAATGATTAGTTTAATTGGATTACTCTTTGCAGTTTCTCCTGCCAAACTTCAATATATTGACATGTCATGTAAAGATGCAAATGCTCTAATAGATAGAGTGTATCGATACGAACAACGAGTTGATTACATCAAAAATGATGAGATTAATGAAATTGTAGAAGTTATTAAAGAATCTGTACCGGAATGTTTTAATGAAGGATCAAAATAGTATTACTGACAATGAGACCAAACAAGAGAAATGGAATCGTGGACTTGACATCTTTATCGAGTCAGTTATGAAACCAGATCCTACATTGCGTCAATGTGCTCACAATCAACGGTGTTATCATGAACTGATGGATGTTCGTCAGGATGTTCTTGATTATTTGAAATCCAAGCGTTGGTATTGATGACTGTTCCTGTTTTTGTTGAAGAACCTATCACTTGGAAACAAATTGAGGTTCCTTATGATATCGTCCAGTATTGTGACTCTTTCACTCTTGACGTGGATCGTGAGGATTTGCGTTATATTGATTGCGTTTGGATGCACATGGGGTATTATGGAGTTCCAAAACATGTGATGAAAGCAGTGCGTGATGAGTGGAATCCTCCTATTGTTCCTGTATTTGAATGAAAGATCTAATCAACAAACATTTTAATTTAACACCAGACAATCTCCCTGATTGGTTAGATCCTGTTGTTGAGAATGATTGTGCAGTAATCCGTAGTTATGCCTGGACATCTGATAGATGTAGGAGAATTCGTTTATGTGATCTTGAAATCAAAGACAAGTTCACTGCTGTAACTCTTGTTATCTATCCTGAGTTTAAGTATGAAACGCCAATCTTCGGTACAGAGTATCTAAGAATTGGTGGTAAAAAGTTTTTTGGTGCAACAGATTTCCATCCCGTAAGATCTGGTAATGAGTATGAACAAAAGTATATCCTAAACTATCTTGGTGACATGCCAGATAGAGATAAAGACAACTCTAAGTTCTATGATCTGACTAAGTTTTTCTCCCGTAAATTCTGGTTGAAAAAAGATACAACAGATTTTTGGGATGAATACATAAGTACCACTGACTTGTTTCTGAGTCGGTATAAGTCCTGTTTATTTGAGAGTGAACCTATTGACAGTTCTATGGGTTTTCATGTAGAGTATGATCGTCATATGTCTGCAAATGATCCTGCTCATGGAATCTTGAAGAGTTACTACTCTCAAGAGTTTGCTGACAATTACATCAACGACTTTTTGTTTAATGAAAACCACACTGACGATTGATGATGATGGGGTGCTCACATTTCCTGATGAGTTGATAGAACAACTTGGATGGAAAGAAGGTGATGTGCTACAATGGATTGATAACAAAGATGGTTCTTTTTCCCTGGTGAAACCTGAATGACTTACGAAGCTACTGTTGAACTGAAGTTTGATGCTACTTGGACTCGATCCTACAATAGTGGGTTTGGATCTACAGTTGATGATGATATGCTTCCTGAAGAGCATTATGTGATCACTGCACCTGCTGCTGATCTCAACTGCCGCCAATACTTCAAACTCTTTGAGAAGTTTATGTTGTGTGTGGGTATGTCTCCCTGTTCTATTCGTTCTGGTGCTATGTCATTGGTATTCAATGATATGGTGAATGAAGAAGAGCAGCGTAAGGTCTGTAAGGAGTATGAAATCACGATGGATGAAGACCTTCGTGAGAAGTTTGAGGACTGGAAAAAAACAGAAGAAGAGTTTGCTCGACTTCAAAAAGGTGCTATGGGTACAGTATTGGAAGATGGAAGTGTCATTGATTAAATTTGGTGTCCGTGAGGACTATGGCACAGAATACTATATGGTTGTGCTCACAACCAAAAGATATTCCCTACTTCAGGTGGCTTTTGATGTTGGTGAGTATGGTAATTGGATTGAGTTTCCTTATCTTCAAATCTCTATGGGATATGGTAAACTATTCTCATTCTTATTCTCTCTTGGTAAGTTGGGATTTACTTTTGACATTGCTGGTCGTAACTGGCGTGATGAGTTGTTTTATGCCTCAAGAGATTACATGGAGTTGAAAGGTGACTGAAGAAGAACAGAAACTTTATGATATCATAGCAGACTGGTGGGATGAGGTATTCTGTAATAATTCAGCACCAGTAGATCGTGATGGTGAGTATCTTGATAAGAACCCTACCATTATTGACCTTGTTCATGCTATCATGGACTTGAAATACAATAATGTGCCTGAAGATGCTGACCCTTACAATCTTCGTGGTCGTCTACCAATGCAACCTGTGAGGAAACAAAATGACTAATGAGTTTCGTAATGGTATGGCATTTAGTATTGCCATCACTGTCTTTGCTTTTGTAGTGATTGCGATGGTTGTTGGTAGTAATAGTGAATCAATCAACGAAGGATCATTTGAAGTGGTTGATAAGTATAAAGAGTGTGATGTAGTAAGATACGCACCACATCAAGTGGCAGAGTACAAGTATTTCCTTTATTGTGAGAAGAACAAATGAGTATCCCACATTTCAAATCCCAACACGATTGGGAAGCATTTACACAAATCTTTGATAGTCAGTGGCATTGTAGGAGAGCACTGCTAAATCGTGTCAAAGATGATATGTTCCCTGGTTTTGAGTGGCACTCACTTCAGCCAAAGACCTTGGAAGTCATCAATGACATCGTACAAAATCTTCTGTATGATGTAGATCGTCAGTTCAAAGAGACACACCAGGACTACAAGACCGAGGATGATGATGTTTTCATTCCTTATCGTTCATTCAAAGAGAATGTGACAGATGCTCTCAAAGAAGCACTGGAGAGTCAGAAGGAATGTCCTCCTTGTGATACACTTTCTTGTGCTGATCATTTGACTGACGAGTAATGAAAGAGTTTGATTATGAACTTGATTACAAAACTCTGGATTTTACAAAACCCAACAATCGAAGAAAGTATCGCATTGGCAGAGGGGAACAGGGTGTTCTTATTGTACGGCCTTATACAGACATTATTTGTCAACATTGGCGGTTTAGAGATGTAGAAACTGCAAAGAAGTCATCAAGCAAAATCTACTCAATGTTTCTTGAGTATCTGGAGCAAGACGATTTTATCGGTGCAGATATGTGCCGTAAGTTTCTAGAGATGGGATTCACCAGAGCAAGACGTTATGCAAACCACAAAAGTGGTAGAAAATATACAACTAAACCTCCTTATTATCATACTGGCAACCGTGGAGGTGTCGCAGTATTACCACAAGAACCTGATGCACTTTCTAATGAAAAAGCAAAAGCAGCAGCAGTATTCAAAGTGATTCGTGATAAGGCAGCATATGATCCTGAGTATCAAAGTATGCGTAAAGAATGGAGGGCATCTGAGTGATTCGATCCTCTATTCTTGATCCCAACTTTAATGTTTTATTTCCACATCAAACATTTCCGTGGAGATTAGACCTAAAAGATGTAGTATGTCACTTTGAGTGTGAAGAACACTTGCAGAAATACCTGGATAGATATAAACTGAAACCTAAAGATTACAAAGTATCGAACCGTGATGGCAAATCCCTTAAGTCCAGTAAAAAACACAAGAGAAGTGTGGAGTCTGGAACAACAAAAAAAAGTAACAGAAGTTCAGGTGCAGTTCGCAAACGAACATCCATCTTGGATCCCACTGGAAACTTTACTAGCAATGCAAAACGCAAATAATGTCTGAAGAAGAAAAGTTGAGACTCGCCTTGACACATGTTGAAGGCATTGTTAAACTGACTGAGGACAATGAATGGAAGGTGTATATTTACAATAACCTTTCAACAATTAAACATGAACTAGAGAGGCAACTTTCAAATCTAAACAAACATGACGCAACAAAATGAAACTCAACAAAAGGTAAGTCCTAAACTTGCCACATCATTCGGTGGTACAGTTGAGAAAGATATTCCTGATGATGTTAAGTGGATTGATGATGCTTTTTACATTAAGAAGACACGATTCGGTCTTTACACATCTATTTTGAAAGAACCATTGGGACAGCATTTTATCACTGGACCCACTGAAAAATCAGTGTTGGAGATGTCTCGTTGGCACCTTAAGTGTATACAAGACAGAACACTTGATGAATACACTAAAGTAATTAACGATGGAGTAGTAGGAGGAAAACTATGACAATCAAACAATTTGTAACTAAGTCGGGTGACACTTTTGAGTGGGATGATACTGATGAAGTTCGGAAAGCAGTAGCAAAACTGCATGAAACTATCAAAACAAATGCAGTCAGTCGTCTTCATGATGATATTCGTGAACTTGAATTGAAAGCACCTGATTATGGAGTGGGTAAATGAAACTTCTTACGTTAGAGGACTATCAAAAAGCAGGTGAAACATTTTGGCCAAAGTATTGGTACATTGCCAAAGAACTTGGTGAAGGTGCTAAGACAGAGGACATCTTGAAATGTATGGAAGCAATCGGTGGTGTTGCACTGAAACTTGCATTAGAGGAAAAAGAAGGACCGTTTGGTTTTAACAAAAACAACAACATTCCTCCAACTGATACCACAACAGGTGTATTTGAGTATAATAGCTGATACATAGTTCAGTATGCACTTACTACAGTGATTAACTTAATTAAAAAGTTTTTTGCTCCAACTGAAAAAAATACTGAATCTGCATTTTATCTTGCAGATAGAATTATTGAACTTCAAACTAGAGTTGATGAACTAGAGAGAGAAAACCGTGAATTGCAAGACTTAATTCTTGAAACTGAAACGAGTCTCCAAGCACAGATTGACAAGATTCATCCTGTGATATATAATTTCCATGACCATAAAACAAACGAATGACTTATTCTATTACTCTGAAAACTTCTGAAGGTGAACAAACTATCGAATGTGCAGATGATCAGTACATTCTTGATGCTGCTGAGGAAGCAGGTGTAGACCTTCCTTATTCTTGCCGTGCAGGTGCATGTTCTTCCTGTGCTGGTAAAATTGAAAGTGGAACAGTTGATCAGAGTGATCAATCATTCTTGGATGATGATCAAATGGACGAGGGATTTGTTTTGACTTGTGTTGCTTATCCTACGTCAGATTGTGTTATTCTTACTGAACAAGAAGAAAATCTGTATTGATGTACGAAGAACTAGATTGCTTTGAGAGAGCACTCCAACATTTTGGCACTAGAGTAGAAGTTTATACTGCCATGGAAATGGGTGGTAAAATCTCTACCGAAGAGGCATATCAAATGATCAAAGGAGAACTCAAAGAGTTGAAAAAATGTCGTAAACAATTTAACAAAGGTGACAAATGTGACTGATCTTTATGCAAAACAACGTCGGGAACGACTTGCTGATATTGTTACAGATTATCTTGGTGATGAGAAAGTCAGTGCAGAAAAGTTTTGCACTGACTTAACTGAAGAAGTTCTTGACTGGGCAAACTATCACAGAGATCAACTCAACAAAGTAAATAAGGTGCTCACACATCTTAATGTTGATAAGATTGAATGGTCTCACCCAGAATCTGGAGTATCTAAAAACAAGGAACGTGAGTATAATATGAAAGAGACTGAATACTATAACAAACGTGCTCGTCTTGATGCAATTAGTGAAGCAACTGATAAAGATTGGACTGATTTTTGGGAAGGTAAAGCACCCGATGATGAGTTTGACATGATGTTATCCCAATACGGTTACGAATACACTCCTAAGATTTCTTAAGCAATCCCGAAGAAAACATTAAATTACTAACTATTTGTGAAATGATATGTTAGCATATCACTACATTCAGGAGATTGCCGATGACTCTACCCAAAGATCGAAAAATTCAAGATCAACACATTGAATCAATGAAAGTTGCGGTGGAACAAGCAGGTATCGTTGCAATTCACCCCGAAAAAATGGAAGAATTTGCTGAGTATCTAGTGCAAAAGGCAAGACAATCTGAATAGTGTCACAGGGAGTATTGACATACTCCCTTTTTTAATATAAATTACTATTAGTCACACAAGTCTCATGAAACTTGCACTCGCAGCACTGCTTTTATTTGCTGCTGCTGTACCAGCAGAGGCAAAACCTGGAAGATATAATAGGTATGAATCTAACTCAGGTTGGGCAGAAGAAAGAACTTGTTTTAGAAAAGAATATAGAGAGGAATATGTACCAGGAACTGCAAAGAATCCTGGTTATGTAAGAAAATACTATAAAAAGATTAGAATTTATTGTGAGGGACCACAATTTGTTCCTTATAGAGAAAATCGTCGTCCTTATCACGAAGAAGCACATCCAAATGTAGGAAAAGTTGATGAGAATTCTTGCATCGAAGGTTCTGTGCTTGGTGGTATTGCTGGCGGTGGTTTAGGTGCTGCCCTGTCCCGTGGTGATGGTCGTCTGTGGGCAATCCCTCTGGGGATCGTCGGTGGTGCAATGGCAGGGTGCCAAGTGGACGGTGGTTGAACTGACCACCTTTCTCCCCTTCCACCAGGATCTCCTGTATATTAAAAGAGTCAAAAGCAAACCACTCATGGCAACCCGTTCACGAATCGGCATTGAACTCAAAGACGGTTCTATTCTGTCTGCCTATCACCACTGGGATGGATATGAGTCCTGGTTGGGTCGCATCCTGAACACCCACTACAATTCCCGTACAAAAGCATCTGAATTGATTGATGGTGGTGACATGTCTGCTGCCTGGGGTGATGAAAATCGTGCAGAGTATTACTCTGAGCGTGGTGAAGATTGCCCTCCTCGTCTTGATAAAAACCTGGAGGAGTATTTTTCTGACAATGAAGAGTATTCCTATGTCTTCCGTAATGGTGAGTGGGTATGCTACAATATGAATGAGTTCAACGACAAAGATCCTGAAATCGTTGAAATCCCTGCTGGAAACCTTGCTGTTTGATTGACATGACTGAACAAGAAAAGGTGAACGCACAACAAATTGCTGAGGAGTTTTGGTTGATGGTTGAACGTGAGGCAGCAGAACTTGAGGTTACTGTTGATTACTATCTTGAAGAGTTCTTCTGTTCGTGATATAATCTATGAGTAATTCATCGGAGAAAATGACTAAATTTTTCTATCTTGTCGAACATTTCATTCCATTCCCTCAATCTGAATATGGTGGTCTCTGGAATGTAATTGCTGAAGATGAGAACGAATGTTTTGATCTGATTGTTCAGAAAGATCAAGAGTTTAATGTGCAACATTATCCACAACTTCGTCACAACATTCAAAATGCCCGCACCTATGCTCTTGCCGAAGAACTTGAGTCCCAAATTGTTGAGGAGTTCACTACATGAGTGAAGAATCTGTTATGTCAAATGGTGCATGGTTGGGACAACTTGCTATTGCTCTTGAACAACTTGGTTGGGAAAGAGATGCAAACATTGCCGTGGAGATTGGTGGCACCTGTGTATCAGGAATTGATGTAGGTGAAGATTACAACAAAAAGTGGCAATCTCCCATTGGCACTCGCAAGTACAATAAAGACGCATTTATTGTAATCAAGAACCTTGATCGTTCTCCATTTGAACCATCTCAACCAAACCCTGATTTGAAGGCACATCATGCTGAAACCTGATATGATCGTCTCTTGGGATCAACATCTCAAGAATGGAAATGTGTGGAGAGTTAATTTAGAACTTTCCATGCAAGATGTTGGTGAAGAAAAAAACTTTTACAGTGTGGATGTTTATGTAGTGGCACCCAATAGTCACCTCGCACAATACATTGCGACTACAATGTATCCTGATTATGAATCACTCTGTGTAGATGATGAACCAGTTAGAACTGCCCCCTGATTTCTCCCATCAACCTCCACAAGGTTACTCTTATGAAGTCACTGAACACAAACGAAATCTTCTTTCTATTT